TAAATAACCCATTCTGGTTAACCATACTCTCTTCCAATATGCAGAGTTGTCCCTGTCACCTCTTAGTGGTGAAGAACATATACCCCAATCGTCACCAGCAACTGTCTGTACAAATTCGACTAGTTCGTCTGATGTTGGGTATTTCTCTAATGTATTGAAAAAGTCAGTACCTTGCAATTCTGCAATGGCCATCTCTTTATTTGGAATCTCTTTCCAATGTTTCTTATCAAACTTCTTGGCGAAACCGTCAAAGAAGTCTGCAATCACACCGTCCATATCTAAATAAATTGTCATTTTCACTCTTTCTTTTTTCATCATATACACATAGTATACATGTTTTTATAACAAAAGTCAAGGCATTTATAGGCGAAAAAACCCTTGAAAAACAAGGGTTTTCTGCATTACTGTAATTTAGGGGGTGTTATTTGCGTGCTTTTTTCGCTAATTCTTGCGAAATCCACCGTTTTGCGATATGGTTGCCTACCTTCTTGCGAACTAGTACCATGATACGTTTCCATACTTTAGAGAATATGTCCTCACCAGCATCATTATTGTCTACAATGACAAAATTAGAGTTACCAAACAACCTCTGGAATTTACCGATGTTCTTCTGAACCTCTTTCCACATCTTTTCAACTTCTTTCTCTGGTAGTGTACGTTTACGGTCAGCATTACGTTCCTGTGCCGTATCCAAAGATGTATTAACGAATATCATATAACAGTCATATCCTAAACCTTTGAGCATTGACACTTGTTTGGATATCTTATCGTAATCCTTACCAGTACCGTCAATGATATGTCCCAAACGTCCTTCAATGTAATTAGATTGCATTGTCTTGACTGTCTTTTTCGCTTTAACACGAGTGTCTTGTCCCAAGTCTGAGTAGATATCCTCTGGTGTAGTATCTAGTCCTACATCCTTTAACATCTTCTCATAGACATCATCACTGTTAACAATCTTCATTCCAAGTCCACCAGTTGTTCTACGAACAACATAAGACTTACCACTACCAGGCCCCCCTGCTAGAAAGATTGCTTTAAATATATTCGGGTCGTAGACGCCCTCTTGTAGTTCTGCGAATGTTTTCATTTTTTATTCCTAACAACTCATTGACTTTTTGAGAGTATAATTCTTCATAATATTTATCATCTTTTGTAGTCTCAATTTCATTTCTCCTGCTTAACTGTTTTTGGAAGTGCATTTTCTGAAGTCTGTTTTTGAGTTTTGCTGTCATTGTTGTCCTCGTTAAATTTATAAGTTAAAAGTCTGCATAACGAATCGAGTTGTTTGATAGGCCTCCTTTCCTGTTAATATGTTACATCACTAGAGTCCTCAGCACCAGTTGGTACGAGAACATCTATTGGGTTTCCACTATCTTGGTGAGAAACACCATATGATGATAACGGTTTAATTGCTGTGTCACGAATTACTTCCATGTGACAGTGGTGTTTATATACACCGTCACCTCGTGTAAATTCATGTTTTAATTTTGATACAAGATAACGTCCACTGTAGATAGGGTCACGTTCCTCTTGTGCAAGAAGTCCTTGGTTTCTCATGTCGATACCAACCATATCTCCAGCTTGTAAAGATGTATTGCCAGGCACTTCAATTCTTAATGTTATTGCAGAGTCGATTGCACTAAATCTACCCATACGTCTTTGCAACCAAATATCTGTACCACTGTAGTCATATTGTCCATCGTGTCTAGCAGAGTATAACCCATTTGGCGCCTCTCTGTCAACAGCTTGCATATATGTTTTTGATTGGTCGTAATCTGACAATCTATTACCAAAATCATCTCTTGCTTGTGAACCCAATGGTGCATTCTGTGAACCATATAGATTAAACTCATCTACATGTTTATCTTCTGCAAAGTCATCAAAGTAATTATAGTTGTGATTCTCTACTGTTTTGTTAACCAAGTCAATCATAAGAAGATTAGAACCGTACATACCCTTTCTCATGTTCATCATCACATCTGTTGAAGTCATAAGACTGTAACTGAGAATGTTTGTTAATGTTGTGTTAACATCTGGTTTCTTATGTCCTTCGGGTAGAATATTTGGCGTTTCTTCCTTAAATACAAATCTAGGATTTTTCGTGTCCATCATACTGTCGATAGTTCTGAACCAGTATCCCTTAACAGTTTCATAGAATAGGAATGTCGGTGCATAGTTGTTTTCTCTAGACAGACATCTTCTTGCTACACTGTTGATAAAATCAAATGGACGCATACTAGGAGAAACGAACTTAAAGTTGTTTGTTGTTTCTTCATAGTAGAATTCTTTCTTAGAGTTGAGTAAGTCCTCATCTCTGAATATCTTCTTTACAATCTCAACAGACGGTTCACCACTGAATGCTTGTTTAACTCTAATACGATTAGAACGTACTGCTTCTGGTGTTGTGAATGATAGTGTGTATGCATTAGTATTGTCATTAATACTAACTTTACTAGAAACTTTGTATATGTAAAGAGGTGTGTCGGTGAAATCAATCGCCATTGTACGAGAATTGTCATCATCCTCGTTTGGTGTAACAATTCTAAGTTTTAGTTTCTCTTGTCCAATGATTGGAAGATTGGTAAGTAGATTGTTAGTGTCTACAATTGAAATGTCACCAGTAAGTGCATTTTTGAATATATCTTCGTATATGTTTACTGATGCAAATTGGTCTTTTAAATCTAGTACTGCACCACTTGCCGCATAGATTTCGCAGACTTCAATGTGATATTCACCAGCGTACTGCATAGTCGCCATGTCTATCTACCTATAATCGTTTCAAACTCTGCTCGTACTTTAGCAATGTAGGATGGTTGGATTAGTCTTATTTTTCTTTTAGATTCCAATAGTCTTTCCTCATATTCATAATTTGTGATTGCTGTTGCTCCAGCAGGAATTGTCGTTGCAGAATCGTTTGGAAGTTCGATAGTAAATTTTGTATCACCAGACTCTTGTGTGTATTCGTAGTGATGAATCTCATCTACATTACTATACTTAGACGCTACATGTTTTTCAAATCTATCAACTGACATTGGCCAATCTGTGTAAATGTCTTTAATGTTATTTGCTATGAGAACAATCCAGTGTAGATTTACATCACCATAATAGTCAAATGCAATCTGTTCTGGTGTTGAACCATCTGGTACATCATAGAAATCAAAATTAACATAGTTTGCTAATGAGGAATCATTGAAATTTACTCTACGAGTAATATCAGTCATACTGTGTAGTATGCCATCACCCTTAACATCTACCTGTACTGTTGGAAACTTTCTAAAATACATATATTAAAATCCTCTTGCAACTTTCTCTCTAGTGACAATATCAAGTTCTTTGAATGTCAAAGTAAGTTCAGTTTCAACTGGTTGATTATCTTTAAAGAACTGTGGTCTGTCACCACCATATTTAACATCAACTGCTTCAAGTGCAGATGTACCAATTCTATGTAGATGTTCTTGTGGATAATATTGAATGTCGAATGTAGATGGTGCTTTGAGTGTTCTACCCAACATATCATCTGTAAATCCAGGCATAGAGTGATATCTGAATAGTGTCACTATTTCTTGAATTGCTTGTGCTTCTTTTGAAGAACGTGGAAGTAGTCTAAATGAGAATTGAAAAGAACGTCTATCAATACCTTCAAACTTCATCTCTGTTCTATTGTTTGTAGTCTCACCAGATGCAATTGCTTTTGCAGCGACAGCACCTGTTGCACCAGCAGTCTCTAGTGCTTTTGCTACACCAGTACCAGATTCCTTTTTAAGAGTATCAGCAACTGAACCAAGGTCAATTTGTGATAGTCCACCAGATACCGTCTGATAACTTGCGATTGCACCAGCAACTAACAGTCCAATTTCTGCTTCACCATAGTTTGCTTTCTGTGATACTTGAATCTGATTGGGCATGTATAACGTAATAGAACCAGATGCTCTGGTTGTTGGCGCCCTTTCCAGTGTTCTTTCTCTTCTATCACTATGAACAATTTCAGTTGTTGTTTGCCCGCCGGGCCCACTTGCAAATGTTCTAGTGTTTGGTACTGCACCGCCAGATATTGATGCCTTTGCATCTACCTGTTCATTGATAAAAAATTGTACATAGTGGTCACTTCTGGACATATGCCCTACGTCCATTGGGTATTGTAGATTACCAGCACGTGATTTACCACCAGCACCAAATAAACTACTCACTATACTTTCTAAGTTTGCCATATAAATAATCCTACAAGAATTCGTTCTTTAAAGTATTTATAAGGTTTGACATGGCATATAGTGGAAGATACGTCCCAATTAATCAAAAGAAATATAAAGGTGACGTAGATAAAATAATTTACCGTTCCCTATGGGAAAGACGGTTTATGGTGTATTGTGACAAAAGCACATCTATCCTTGAGTGGGGAAGTGAAGAAGTCATCATACCATATATATCACCCCTAGATGGTAGACGCCATCGGTATTTCCCCGATTTTTATATTAAGGTAAAACAGAAGGATGGTTCTATCAAAAAAATCATCATTGAAGTGAAACCCAAGGCACAGTGTGGCCCACCAAAACTCCCTAAACGTAAAACACCACGATTTATCAGTGAAGTCCGTACATGGGGTGTAAACCAAGCAAAGTGGGAATCTGCAATAGAATGGTGTAACGACAGAAACATGGAATTCAAGATTTTAACTGAAGACCACTTAGGTTAACTGTATAAATAGAGGTATGACAGATGCAGTTGACAAGATAGTTGAAAAAGCAGGGGGTAGAGATTTATCTATCCGTTGGTTTAGAAAGCAAGTAAAAGAACTTGGAGACATAAATCCAAGGGAACAACTCCGTGAGGGTAAGTTAAAAACACGCCCAGTATTCGGTAAGATGAATTTCTTCATGTACAGTCCCAAATATAAAGATGACAAAAATGTACTTCCCTACTATGATAGATTTCCTCTTATACTACCAATAACACCTGTCGGTGCAAATAATGTATCTGAAGGG